CAGGCCTCATTCGGAGGCCTCCGGACCCTTGCGCCTGACGGCATAATCGGGATCGCCTTCACCTGTCGAGAAGCCGCCATGATCCCTGATGCGACGTGTGACGGTGCGCTTCGATACGCCGAGAAACTCCGCGATCTGCTCTTGTGTCGGAGGCTCGCCAAAGTTCGATTCAGCGACAGCCCGCTCGAGCTCGGCGCGCTTGTTCGCCCGCTCCTTCCCGGCGGTCTCCTTGCGTTTGTCGGCAGCCTTCTCCCACGGCTGCTGCTCCCCGTCGCTCTTGAGGTCCTTCAGGACGCCCAGGGTGTCGATCTGGTGTACCGGGTGTCTGAACCAGATATCGACCGGCTCGAACGGCCTGAACTCGCGCAGCGTGCCCTCGACGCGTAGCGCCTTGTGTGCGCGCACGTCCTTCTCCAGCTCGGCCAGTTCACCGATGAGGACGTTCATGACCTCACGCTCGCCAGCCTTGTCGAACAGCTGAGCCACCTCACTGCGAAAGGCCTTGGCGACCACACGCGCGTCTTGGGATATCTCTTCGCGCCACGAGACCTGCCGGGAGTGGAGCCACCTGGCGATGCGCTCGCAGGTGCGGTCGTTGATCTGCTGCTCGATGATGCTCTTGGTCACGTCGAGCCTGACGAAGTCGATGAGCGCGTCGGCATCGCGGGCGAACACGCCCGAGCCGCTTGCGCGGTCCATGCTGCGCTTCTGCCCCTGGGCGCCTTTGGAGTGATGATGGCAGTAGACGATCGCGCACCCGGTTTCCCGGGCGACCACGTCGAGGTGGTTGCAGAACCGCGCCATGTCGGACGCCGAGTTCTCGTCCCCGCCGGAGATCTTGTAGATCGGGTCGATGATGACCGTCGAGTAGCCCTTGCCGATGATCCGGCGCATCAGCTTCGGGACCAGGTGCTCGACGGCGAGCGCCTTTCCCCTGAGGTTCCAGATGGTGACCTTGTCGATGTTGTCGGGACTCCAGCCGAGCCCCTCGTAGACGTCCTTGAAGCGGTGAAGGCAGCTCGCCTCGGCGACCTCGAGGTTCACATACATCGCCCGCCCCTTCGCGCACGGCCACCCGAGCCACTCGCGCCCCTCGGCGATCGCGATCGCGAGCTCGATGAGCGCGAAGCTCTTGCCGTCCTTCGAGCCTCCGGAGAGCAGCATCTTATGGCCACGGCGCAAGATGCCCTCGATGATAGGCTCGTCGAGGTCCGGCATCGCGTCCCACACGTCCGAGAGCTGTCTCGGCTCCGGAAGCTCGTCGGTCGACGTCTCGATCCACGCCTGCCACTCGGCCCAGGTCTCGCGGCCGATGTTCGTGGCGGCGAGGAACTGCTTACGGCCGGCACGCTCGACGCCGGGTAGCCGCGAGAGGCGTGATGGGTTCTTGTTCTGCGCGTCGATCGCGAGACCGTTGCGCCTGCAGGTGGCATAGAGGTAGTCGACGCGCTTGCGGTATTCGTCGTAGGTGGGCGCGTCGATCCGCACGATGGCATGCAGGCTCTTGCCTCCCGAGTGCACGAGCGCCGCCACCGGGAGCTCCAGCTGCCGGATGATCGCGTTCTGCTTGTCGATCGGCATCGTGTCGGACTCCACGAGCGCGTAGCGGAACTCCGTCACGTTCTCGTTCTTGCAGCCGCGGCCGTCGAGCGGGTTGAATCGGATCCACGCGCCGACCTCCGGGCGGTAGTCGCCGAGTACGGCGCCGATATCCCCGTCGCAACGGGAGAGCGCGTCGATGAGCTCGCCGGCCGAGCGGTCCCAGCTGCCCTTCTGCGGCACGAACCGGCCGTCCCGCTCCCAGGCCTTCGTGACGTAGCCGACGTTCTCCTCGCTGCCGAACAGCGCCGAGAGGTACGTCACGATCTCGCGCACCGGATCCCACACCGCAGGCTCGGGCACGTCCTCGGCCTCCACCCACGCGGTGTCCGGGATGAGCGCCCGCTCGTCACGTGGCCCGATGATATCGTCCCACTCGAGCGCGTAGCCGTCATCTGCCGGCGGCGTCCACCCCTGCGACCGCGCGAGCGCCACGACGGTGCCGCCCGTTACGGGCGTGGCGGAGCCGCGAAAGCTCTCCCACTTCTTCGCGCACTCACCCTCGTGGTACCGCTTCGCGTCCCGGCGGCTCCATGCGTCCCAGTCCCACGGTGAGCAGCCGGCGTCCTTCAAGGCCATGCCGACCTGGACCCACTCCTCGTACGAGCACAAGGAGGGGTCGATCGCGCTTATGACCTCGAGCAGGTCGTGTTCGGTTCGTGCCTGGCTACACATTAGCGATCTCCATCGAGGAGGAGGCGGACGGGGCGGGTGCGTACGTCTGCGCTTCAACGCCGTGCGGCACGCGCCAGCCGTTGGCGGAGATCCGCGCGATCATCTTGCTCGCGGCATCGAACTGCCACGTGCCGACGTGGTTGAAGCCTTTGGATTCCAGGAAGCGGATCTGCTTCGGGGTCGTGAGGCCTTCGCGGCGCCGCTTGTCGAGCCGGTCGAGCAGGAGCGAGGCCTTGCCCGCGCTGTCGATCTCGTCCGGGAAGATACCGAGCTTCTCGAGCGTCGATGCCTGCTTCTCGGAAGGTGGCGCCATCTCCCAGCCGAACGCCGGCACGTAGCTCGACAGGTCCTCGGCCTGGATGCTCATCTCGAACTGGAGCGGGTCGACGAGCTTGCGCTTGCGGTGCTTCATCTCGCGCAGCTTCTCGGCGAGCGCGGCCTCGCGATCGGCCACGACGCCGGACTCACCCTGCTCGAGCGCGAGCTCGAGGTCCACCGGGCGACCGGCGGTCTCGATGTTCTCGGTCATCTTCCGCGCCACGTCGGCGGACTCGGCGATGAGGTGGGCCGGGTGGCAGAGCTCGTGGCGCTCCGTGTGCCACAGGAAGTCGAGCAGCAGCAGTGAGTCCTTGTCCGGGAGCGGGCGGGTGCCGCGGCCGACCATCTGCGCGTAGAGGCTGCGTATCTTCGTGGGGCGCAGGACGACGATGCAGTCGACGACCGGGCAGTCCCACCCCTCGGTCAAGAGCATGGAGTTGCAGAGCACGTCGTAGCGCCCGGCCTCGAACCCGGCGAGCACCTCGGCGCGGTCGCCGCTCTCGCCGTTGACCTCGGCGGCGCGGAAGCCGCGTCCGGTGAGGATCTCACAGAACTTCTGGCTCGTCTTGATGAGCGGCAGGAACACCACCGTCTTGCGTTCCCGGCAGCCCGCCGCGAGCATCTCGTCTGCGATCTGGTACAGGTACGGGTCGAGTGCGCTGCCGAGGTCCGCCGCCTTGAAGTCCCCGGCCTGCACCGACACGCCGGTCAGGTCGAGCTTGAGCGGGATGGTCTGCGCCTCGATCCGGCACAGATAGCCGTCCTTGATGGCCTGCGGGAGCGTGTACTCGTAGGCGAGCGACTCGAAGTAGCTCCCGAGGTCGCGCATGTCGCCCCTATCGGGCGTCGCCGTGACGCCGAGGACCTTGGCACCGTCGAAGTGCTCGAGCACACGCTGGTAGCTCTCTGCGAGCACGTGGTGGGCCTCGTCGACGATGATCGCGTCGAAGTGGTCCGGCGCGAACGCCTCCAGGCGCGCGGGGCGCATCAGCGTCTGCACGCTTCCCACGACCACGCGATACCAGCTATGGAGCGAGCTGTCCTCGGCCTTCTCCACGGCACACCGCAGGCCTGTGGTCATCTGAAGCTTGTCGGCGGCCTGCGTGAGCAACTCCCCGCGGTGGGCGAGTACGAGCGCCCGCCCACCTTCGGAGAGTACGTCTTCGATGAGCTTGGAGAATACGATCGTCTTACCGGTGCCGGTCGGCAGCACGAGGAGCGTCTTGTCGACCTGCTCCCACGCGCTGAGCACGGCGTCCCGGGCCTCTGACTGGTATGGCCTGAGCTCGACCATGGCGGCTAGAACGCGCCTGCGGTGTAGCCGATGCCGGCCTGCGCCGGCACGCTGCCCTGAGCGGGCTCGTAGAACTTCTTGACGTCCATCACGGTCACAGGGCCGTCGGTCCCATTGAACGTGCGGTGTCCGAGCTTGAGGCGCCCCGTGGAGCCTATGACGCGGCCCCAGTCCATCTTCATCTTCTCGCCGTGCTGCCGCTGGCCGATGCCGGTGAAGAACTCGCACAGCAGCCCCTCGGTCTTGGAGTGCAGGAACAGGTTGTGCTTGATCGTGGCCTTACCGGCCGCCCCGCCATCTACCTCGAGGTACACGACGGCCTTGTTGCACGGCGGCAGCTTCTCGGATCCTGCGTGGCGCTCACGCTCGAGCCCGGTCACGACGAACGGGTACTCGCCGTCGGGCAGGTCGGTGTAGCTGCTGTCGTTGGAGATCTCGTCGCTCCAGTCGAATGCGCGATCCACGGCCTGGTCTGTCATGGTCGTTCCTTTCGGTAGCTACTTGAACGGGACGGTGCGGAGTTCCTTGACGGTCTCAAGCACTTTCGGCCACGACGCGACGAGCACCGCGTCGACGAAGTCGGCCGGGTACTTGTCGATCGGCGTCTCCACAGGGAAGTAGCTCTTGTGGAAGACGGCTTGGCGGACTTCGACGTCGGTCACGGAGTCGGCCGCCATGAGGTCGTAGAGCCGCGTGAGATGTGGCGGCACGCCCACGGGGCCCGTAGT